AAAACGCCAGTCTGAAAATCTAAAACAATTTTAGATAAATGTTTAGTTGCATTTATTCTGCATTTTAATTTTGTTTCTTTACTTGCTTTTTTAGAGTGTCCTTTTCTTCCAATTAATTTAAGCCTTAATTTTTCTTTATGTTCTGGAGATAATTTTTTACCCATATGCATTAAACTTAATTTTAATTTAGTTTCAATTGTGTGTTTTCTTCCTTTGGCTTTTTCAGATATTTTTTTTCTTGTTTCTAAACTAGAAAAATAATCTAAATTTTTAGTTTGCTGTAAAATACAATTAAGACTATTTTTACCAGTAGCACTAAATAAATCTTGGTAGTATCGTTCTTTATCATTTAGTTCGTTAATTTCACACTCGCAAACTATTTCAAACTGATGATTATAAATACCATATTTTTTAAAAGAACCATATAAACGAGGTTGTTTATTTATAGGATTGTTTCTTTTATAAGTTGAAAATCTACGCTCAATATTAACAGATTGGCCAATATAAACTTTTTTTGTCGGTGAAGTTATTTTATAAATACCTATCATAATACAAAAGTAAAATCCCATCAATTTGGCAGTATTGTGGAAAGTGCCTCCTTGATAGGATTTTTATAATGTTTTCGGTTTAATAATGCTTTCCACGTCATTACTACGCAAATATAATCATTTTATTCCAATCTACAACAATATCTTATTAAAAAAACTCATTCCTTTTTCTTTAACAATCTCTTTATTGTCGTAGAATCGTTTTGCAAAATCTGAAAACAAAACCAATTCAGATATATCCATCTTGCCAATTGTATCGGCTAATTCAGCAGTTTTTTGACAAATGTTTATACTCATTTCAGGCTCTAATTTGTAGATTTTGTTGTATTCCTGACTCAAGTCTTTTTCGGATGCTTTTCTTAATGCGTTTGCAGCTTGTTTTATTTCGCGTTTTATCGGATATTGGTCGATAAATTCACATAATACTTGTAGTTGAATTGTGAGTTCTATTCCGTTTTTTAATTTGCTCATATCATTCCCCCATTAATATTTTCTAACTTACTTTTCAATTCCTGCAATCTTTCTGGATTTGTTTTCGACACTAATAACAATTTATATTCTTTTGTCAAAACATCAATAGAAATAGCCTTGAATTTTTTACAGTTAAAATATCCGTTCTTTGAGTTTTTAGCGCACGCTCCATCTTTGAAATATGCGCAATCGGTGCAGTGCACTTTCATTAATAATTTGAATGTACGGTTGGAAAAACTTCGATAGCAAACTTAAAAATCAATTCGCTTATTTTTATCTTAACTCCATTTTCTAATAATAATTCAAATCTATTTCCATCACGTAAAATAACTTCACGACATCCAACGGCTTCAATCCCTTTTGTAAGTTCAAAAACATAAGGCTCTTCTTTTTTAAGTTCACAATAAAAGTCTTGCAATAAAATTGGAAATATTAATTTTTTTGTTAACTTAATATATTTGTCCTGTAATCGTAATCCTTTTTCAAATTCGTCACAAATTTTTCCTGTAATTCCTTCTAAACAATGTACCACCGATAAAGGAAAAGATTTTATATGTTTTCCGTCTCTTAAAATTTTGGCAATTCTCTGTGTGTGTTCAATTGTTATCATAATTTATATTTTTAAATTGTTTGCGGTTTTATTGGTAATCCTGTTTTTTTGAGGGTCATGGTTAATATTATTTAGTTTCACAGAAAATACCACAATCGTAACTTTTAATCTTACCTCCTTTATCTGTTGGCTTCAATTCATCCAAAAAAATTCTTTTTCCTTTTACTTTTACCAATTTACATCCAATACGTTTACTTTGTTCAGAACGTTGTTCAAATACGTCTGGGAATGTTTTACGAACTAAATTCCAATAAGTTGGCGACTGGCTTTTGACACATCCTATACAGTTTGCATTTGGAAATCCTAATTCATAAATTAACGGTCTTTTTATTCCGGAATCTGACAAAATATTAAAACAATCTATTTTAGTTAATTTTTCATCAATTAAAACACCTATAACATTTCCTCTTTCAAATTTTATAAATCTATCGTATCTATTTTGTTCTTCCAAAGTAAATCCTAAAACGTGAAAATCAATTTTATTATTTTTTTCAAATTCATAACGGGCTTGTTTTTTTAAAAACTTTGTGCATGGTGCGCCAGCAACTCCAGAAACATATTTTCTTTTATCAAAAACCTCAACTATTGAAGCATTAGGAAATTCTAAGCACTTTGCTTCTATTATTTCAATACCTACCCATTTAGAAATATCATTTTTGAAACGTATATTATCTGGATGCTCTTCTTTTACTGGGTTATTCACGGCTAAAATGTTATGCGTATTTCCATAAATTTCAACTGTTTTTTTTAATGCAATTGCCGAAGCAACACCGCAACTAAACCAAACTGCTATTGTTTTTTTATTATTTTCCATAAGTTTCTTTTTTAAATTTTCTAAACGCTTCCTGTTTTTCCTCTTTTGTCTCAATATGATTAATTTTACTTTCAAAAACAACTTCTTCTAAAACTCCAATTCGATAAAGGCAATAGTGTAAAAGTTCTTCTTGATATGTATCTAAAAAACAAAATCCGTTTATATTTGTTGGAATTATTTTGTTAACCACCATTGTACGGTATGTTTTTTCGTAAGTCAATTTACATTCTTTTGCAATTTGCGAAATTCGTTTCATAACTTCACCCCAATTTTAACAAATCCACTATTTCGCATTTCGCTAGGTTCATTATAAAAAGAAAAATCTCCTCTTTTATCGCGTGTCATTCTAACGCCTAATACCAACGAACCAATTACATAATCAATTCCTATTTCAGTGCCTAACGTTGGATATCCATTACCACCCCTCGAAATAATCCCGGCTCTTAACCCGGCATAATATCTAATTTGTTCCCACATTCCGGAAGTAAAGTTCAAACCAGCTGCACCAATAAAATCTACATAGCCACCTTCTAAATCTGAAAATGATGTTATGGATGCTCTAGTGTACACAAGTCCCACGTATTCTATTTCGGCACCTATTTGCAAGCTTGATTCTTTAATTGACGCGCTTGGATCTACGACTACTGCAAAGTTAAAACTATCTACACGATTCAATCTAAAATTTGATTGAGCATTTGCAACCCCGCAAATTAATGCTAGAATTACAATTAGTAATAATATTGTGTTTTGATTTTTCATAATATTGTGTTTTTATCGATTGCTAAATTATTTTCTATTAGGTTGTGAATGTCGAAGTGCCATTCGTATAGTTTTTCAATAACCCAATAAGGTTCTTCTTTCAATGAATTATACCAAACTTTAATTGAAAAAGGAGAATGATATTTAAAAAATGATTCAGCGTAATTATGGTAATTGTTTAAATCTATTTCTGAATATCGAGTACTTAATTTTTCCTCATAAAATGATTTGTATTTTATTTTTAACAATTCTGTAATAGGCACAAACTTTTCTCCATTTACTTCAATCTCTTTTGTAAGGTCTGAAAGTGGGCGAAGAATTGGTTTAAATTCTGAAAAATCAAGATGATGCTGAAAACTGTCATTAGTTAACAATCCATTTTTTGATATAAATTCTATTTCAGTTTGCCTTCCGTTATAAATTCCTGTCAACCCATAAGGCAAATACCCCGCTAAATGTTTTAATTCCAGTTTCATAATTTTTCTAATTTAAATTCAATTGTTAATAAATACCCTTCTTTGTTTGCTATTTCTTGTAATTTTTCGTTGCAAATGTTTCTCACTCCTCTTTGCCATTCACTAACTCGCTGGTATGGTATTTCGTGACGTTGTGCAAATTCTTTGATAGTTCCGCAACCTGATAGTTGTATTAGATTGCGGATAGTTTGTTGTTTTGTCATTTTATTTCAAAGATTCTGTTATTTTATCAGCAATTTTATCAGCATACTCTTCAAGCTTTTTGCCTACTTTTTCATTTACTAATTGTTGTATTTTGTTTTTTAATTCCCAACTTACAAGTGCATTTTTAGCAATGTTTTCAATTTCTTTTTTAGTAGATTCCTTAATCATATCTACAAAGTTGTCAGCAGTCATCATTTCCTCTAATGCCATTTCAATACCTTTTGTTATTTCAGATTCTATGTTTTTATTGTGAATCTGAACTTGTTGCACTATCTTTTGTGCATTGATACCTAATTCTAATGTAATTCTAGTTAAATTTTCCATAATTTCTATATTTTTTTAGTGATTTTCAATATTCAAAGATAATATAAAAAAGCATACCAAACACAAAATGTGTTTAAATATGCTTAATTTATATTTATTATAAATAGTATCTATCGCTATTTCATTAAATAAAAAAACCCAAATCTTTCAAAATGGGTTTTTGTGTGTTTTAAAGAGGCAAATCCGTTTCCTCTGGGATTTCTACACTATTTTCCTGTAACGGTTCAGGCGGTTTTTGTTCGCTTATTTTAAGATTTCCAAAATAGATTTTTTCTTCTTTTGTTGAATCTTTAAATGTAGTTTGAATACTGGCATCATTCCCGTAATTGTCTTTTTCATCGTTTATCCAAACATTAAGATTTAGATAAATTTTACCGTTACTGGCTTTTGAAAATGCTTTGTTTCCTGCTTTTGCAAGTTCTAATAATTTTGAGAAGTCTAAGCTTCCATAAAGTAATTTGCTCATTTTATAAATTTATTTGTGTTAATAATTCTGTTTCAATGTATTTTCTACAAGCTAAAACCATTTTTTTTGCCATTTCAATAAACGGTTCATCATATTCAAACTCAAAAACTTTTATTCTTAAATTGTCTGGCAAATGGTCGTAACTCAATTCAGCTTCTGCCAAATCCCATTCTGTCATATCTGGTTCGTCTTTGCCTAAATCTTTAGCTATTTGCCAAGATAATTTCTCTATTTGTTCCTCGCTTCCATTTTCCAAACAATAAAAAAGACTTGCTTTTTTTAAATTTGTCAAGTTCATGTATCCTTGTAATTGACCGTAATAGTCTTTATCTGGTTCAGTTACGAAATATGGAAAAGTAAAGCAATCAAAAGGTACTTTTGTATCTATAACCATATCAATTGTATTAGTATCGAAAGTTCCTGTAAAATATTCGTTTTCTAATTCAATTTCATTTTTAATTAATTCACAACCGTAATGTTTAGACACTCTTTCAATTGCCTTGCCCTCTAATGCGTTGCCACGTGAAAGATATTTTGACCTTATATTTTTTTGCTTTCCTGTAAATTGAGAAATAAGCCATTCTTTACAGTAAGATTTTGCAGTTTCACTTAATATTATTTCATCAAGTAACGGCTTTAATCTTTCTATTTCTTTATTAGTTTCAGGCAGTTTTTCATTAACAATTTGTATTGCTGTTTTACATTCTTTGTTTTTGAATTCTAACAGTCTTTTATTTAAAGATTCTTTTTTTAATAAAGCATCTTCGTATTGTTCTTTATATGATTTCCCTGAATGATTAGTCATTAATATGCCAATCTTTGAAGCCCTACATTTAAACTGTTTCATCTTGCAAAACTTTTAGTTGTTCCTCTGTCAAATCATATTTTTCTAAAATTGCTTCAATAGTAGCTTTTTTATCCGTAATTGCTTTTTTTGCACCTGCCAAATCTTTTAATTCTACCAACGGTAAAACTTCAATAGTCATCGGAATACGTTTGTTTTTTGCGGCCGTAACCAAAACACGTGTCGATGTCGGAATGTGTGAAACGTGGCTAATTCTAATGCCGCCAACATCAACACCCGCCCATTTTACAGTATCATCACGAAATAAAGTCATTCGTTTTCCAATAAATTGCAATCCATCCGCGCCCCATAATTGAACTAAAACCCTACGCATAGATTTGCATGGCTTAAACGGCTTGTTGTTGTCTCCATAAAAATAAATAGACACTGGTTGCGCATCATCTGAACCGCCTTTTATATCTCGAATTTTAATTGTTTTTGACCCTGATATTAAATCATCAGCATTTAATTGGTCTGATTTTGGGATAATTGTTTTTGATAAATCCATAATTTCTAATTTTTATTTAATTGTTTTAAAACTTTCAAATCTTCTATTACAGATTCTAAATTAAAGATAAAATTATCTATTTCTGAATCCGATTTTTTAAAAATAGTAGTTTCTATTTCGTCAACTTTTATTTCTAAAAATCCACTTGCTGAAAATCTTGTTGTTAATGTCATAATCAATATTTATTTAAAATGTTATTTTTTTCTGTAGTTTCTTCATAACTCAAAAATCCAAAAGTTTTAAAAGACTCTTCAATTTCTTTTAATTTAATCAAATCCGATTTTTGTGACTGGATTTTTTTTAATAAATCTTGATTCCAATCTTGCTGTTCTTGTAGTTCGGTTTGTTTTGGAAGTTCTTCCTGATTAATTGGATTAATAGGATTGTGCTCGTTATAAGTGTCTAGGCTCATAATTTCTATATTTTAGTTCAGCAAATATATAACTATTAATTGAATAAATGCAACTTATGTTGTAATTTAGAATGTGTATAAATTGCATTAATAGTTTGTATAATTGCAATTAATGTATATCTTTGTTGAAACAAATTAAAACTTATAATTATGAGAACAGAAATTATTACATTTATTACAATGTGCTTATTAGCATATCTATTAGGCTGTTTTATATCGGCATCTTTCAATATAAAAGAATGGGGCGAATCTACAAGGGGCTTTATAGGTGTTTTTGGAGTTATATTTGCATTTATTGCTACCGGAATATCGAATGATGCTAAAAACTAAATAATATGAAAAAACTACCAAAAGAACAACACAAAAAGAGAATTGTATTCCTAATTCCGCCCGATGAATTTGAATTAGTTACTGAATTAGATTGCAAGATTATTAGCAAATTAGCAATCAAAAAAGAATATCGCAAACGTTTAAAAAATAAAGAGAAATGACAATAGAAGAGTTAAAGACAAAAAGCAAAGTTCAGTTAGATGTTGTGCAAAAACTTATTGATAATAAAAAATGTGCTAAATATCAACTTGAGAAATACCAAACTGTTTTAAGGTTTATAAAAGGATTTGTTAACGATTTAGAAAATATAAAACAATGAAAAAACAAAAACATCAAATAATATTCCTTGCAATTGTCGGGGTTTATTTTATTTTTAATTTAATATTTAGATAGTTATGGGATTGGAAGAGCAATATAAAGAAGCCACATCGTCATATATGTTGTGTGTACAAATAGCAGAAAATTTCGCTATTGGGTTTTCAAATTGGGTAATGAAAAGACATTTTGATAATAAAGAACCAAAAACAACAAAAGAACTTTTAGAAATTTATAAAAAAACATTATGAAAGAACAAAACCAATTCCTAATGCAACGAATCGAAGCGTTAGAGAACGAAAATAAACGATTAAACGAAGAATTACGCACGGTTAAAAATTGCGCGTTTAAAGTGCGTTTAAGCGATGTAAATTTCGATAAACCATTGTCAGAAATAGAGGTAGATTATTCAATTGTAAAAAGTAATTAATTATGGAATTTAAAGGAACAAAAGGGAAGTGGAAAACAAACAATGAAAATGTTTTTTATGAGTTAGGAGGAATTATTTGTAGTATTGCAGAACAGGACATTCATAATAAAGACATTGAGTCTATTGCCAACGCAAAACTAATCGCATCGGCACCGGAAATGTTTGAACTACTAAAAAAAATAATAGATGAAAAAGTTTCTAAACATTATTTTGAAATCGAACAACTACTAAATAAAATAACCCAATAACATGGCTGCATTAATAATATCAATATTTGCATTACTAATTTTATGCGTAATCCTTGCCATAAAAGTAATCCGGCAAGAAGAAGAAATTTTTGATCTAAAAGTAAATATTTCAGAAAAAAATAAGTTATTAGAATGGCAGAATGGTTTAATTGAGGAAATGGATAAAAAATAAGCTGTTTCCTAACGCCATGCGGCTACAATTTCGGCAGCCTATACACCAACACGCTTCCGGTTACTGAAATGTAACCGCTGTTAGTGGTAGGACGGCAATTTAAAACAAATATTAATTATAAAACTAAACGAAATGACAATACAAGAAAAAATTACAGAAGCATTTGATTATTTGAGAGAAGATTTATCTTATGTAGCAATGATTGGAGTTGTGGAATATGGAGATATTGACCCTAATAAATTCAAAAAACAAGATGTAGAAGAACAAAGCTTTAATCACGAATACAATTGGAGTGAAATTTATGATGAAGATTGTGGGCGAGGTGAGTTTTTAATACCATTTTACGACGATGTTTATATGTGGTTTGAATACAACTCGTAGTCTTGCTACTAACGTATCGTGGCTTTGTCTTGTTGCCGATAAAATAAGACCTAATCTTTAAATTAAACACAATGAATACAAGTACAAAACCAACTGAAAATACAGCCGAAAACGGCAATAAGTCAAAACCACTGTTAGCAGTAGTTAATTGGATAAGTATTCACGATAGACTTCCAAAAAAAGAAGATTACTACCGTGTAAAATTTACTGATGGTTCGGAAGATGAAAAACCATTTAGAAATAGACCAAACAGGAATATTTTAGGTTTTATGACTGAAAATATAGTTACTCACTGGGCAGAGTTGTAATTACTGCTAACGTTCGGCGGCTTTGTGCAGGCGGGAAAATAAAACCGAATAATTGAATTAATCACAAATAATAAAAATACAAAACAATGACTGAATTAAACCAAATACCCGCTTGCTCAAAACCGCTGTTAGGTGTAGTACGGGTTAGAATGATGGATTATGTAATTCATTTTAAAACAGATGCATATAGATTAGAATTTGAAGTTTACCCAGTTCAAGATTGGAAACATTTACCGACTGGAAAAGAAGGAACAAGTTATATTGATAAAGAAAATGAACCTGATGAACGAGAAATATTTGAAGAAGATAAATGCTTGAAAAAATTAGAAGGTTCGTTTTGCTGGAGAGGTGTTTGGGAAGGTAGATTGTATTTTACTGATGATGAATATTGGGGCGAAGATATTGCAGAACTTTCTGAATTATACAATAACCATATAGTAAAATGGTGTAAGTATTTCATTAAGGAACGAGAACCTTCTAATTACTACGATGATTAGTATTACACCTAACGGGAAAGATTGTAGCAGGTGGAAAAGATAAATCCTGAAAATTAAATTAATGACTAATCTTAAAAGTACAAAACTATGTTTAAATTAAAGACTAAAATCCACTTGCTACAATCGTATGTTAGTAGCTGGACGGATATTAAAGATAAATTAACTTATAAAAAATAAATAAAAATGGAAAATGAATTTAGAATAAAAATACTTGAAAAAGAAATTGAAAAAATTAAAAACAGTATTAATAACTCGATAGATGAAAAAAACTACAAAATAATGAAACTAGAATACGAAATAGTTTCTATTAAAAGCGAATCATAGTCTTGCTACTAACGTCAATTATTGTACTTGTAGCGACTGACACAAGACAATAAAACGGTTAAAAACTAATAATAACAAGAATTACAAATCAATAAATTAAACCAAAATCTAGCTATAAGTACAATATATTGTTGTAGGTAGGTTTTTTAAATCACACGAATTATGAATGCAAAAGAAAAATTATTTAAAACAATTTACAGAATAGATGAATTAAAAAAGAAAATTTCATTATCTGAAAGTGAAGAACTAGAATTGAGAAACTTAGAAGTTGTAAAAATGCAACAATGGTCAGAATGGAAAGACTAAAAAATAAAATATAAATAAAATGGAAATTAGAAATAGATTGTACGAAGGAGATTATCATAGAACAAAAGTTAAAGAGCTTCTTAAAGGGAAAAGAAAATATATTTCACTTAATACAAAACGTGAAACACGCACAATTACAGGAATTCCTATAAATAAGAACGGAAAACCTATATTTTAAAACACCTACGTAGCTTTGGCTACAAAGTTGAGCAAACTTACCTACAACGTCCTGCGGCTACAGTTTCGGCAGCCTATCCAGCTACGAGATTTCGGCTGCTGAAATGTAACCGCTGTTATGCCTAGTACGGCAAAAGTAAATATTAACAATAAACAATAAACAAAAAATAATTATGGCAAAAAGATTGCAATCGTGGAAATCTTTAAGAGCAAAGAAACCACAAGAAGGAGGGTTTTTATATGATGTTTTAATAAACAACGATACAGTTGTAAGAGATTGTAATTTCGTTAGAAAAGGAATTGTTTTCACTCAAATTGATAGCGGAGAACAATTGTTTTTTAAAGATGTAAATTCTTGGAGATTGGCTGGTGATACTCACGCATAGTAGTATTAGGCATAACTACTCGCTAACAGCTATAAATGTATTACAATTATGAAACTACTCACTAAAACAAAGGTTATACGTATTTCAGAAACACAGCACCGCACATTGGTAAAAATGAAGTCTTATAATGTCGATGTGGGTAAGTTTTGCCGGGATGCAATAGCTGAAAAGATTAAACGAGAGTATGACGGTCTAATTCCTAAAGAAAAATCTAAATGCCCTTTCTAAAACTAGGCAATTTAAACCAAGCTAAAATGCCTAATATTAATACTAAAAATAAACCGATATATAGAAATGTATTATCGGTTTTTTCTGTTGTTTTATTATCTAAAATTTCAGATTTTCCAGACGTAGTTCCAATATTTTTTTTATTCAATTCAAAATCTTCAAATTTTGATTTATCAAATTTTATTGAAACATTGAAATATTTTTTTCCATCTACAAAGAAAGGCTTTGTATTGTCAATTGGCATAAGCTCTCCTATGTCATTTAATCTAATATTTTGAGTTAATATATACGAACTATCATTAAATAGATAATTAGACTTTATTTCATGGTATTTATTATCGGTTTTACGAGTTCCGCATCCAAATAGAAACGATAAAATGATAATTGCTAAAATAGTGGAAATTAGTAGTCTCATAAAAAATATATTTTTGCCTCTGCTTTTCTCCTTGCGATTAATCCATTTAATGGTTTTGGATTTCCTTGTCCCGTAATGTAATGAGATACCCACCAATCTTTTAATAATGGATTATTACTATTTACCATTTCAAATAAAGTTCGTGACACTCCACAATTATAAACAAAAATAACCAAAGCATCAAACTCATTTTGTTTAACTTTTCGTTTTAATTTACGCATAACCAATAATTCAAATGATTCTAAATCTAATTTTAGTAAACATTCAGCTATTGTTTCATTTGTAATGGTTGCTTTTGGCATTGTTTTACCCTTTAAAAAATTACCTTTACTATCTCTCATTGCGTGACCGTATCCCTCTGTCCAAATTCCAACCGGATCTTTTTTAGGCTGCAATCCAATTTCTTTTAAATTTCCATCATGCAATCCTTCAAAATATTTTATTGTGTCAATTCCAATTTGTGAAGTTTTCATATTTTCCCAAGTAAATAAATTATTATTGCAGCTACTAAACCTCCAATACCACTAGCAAACCATTTTATCAAACCCATATTATCCTTTAATAAAGCGATATCGTCTTGATTCTTTTCAACATCATTCTTTACTTTTTGCAATGTATGAACCATACCTATTCCGCCTGTATATTCATTTCCGACCAAAGCATTTGAAATCTTATGAATAGATTCATTTGTAGACTCAACAGACTCTTTCATTCTTTTTAGATGCTCTTCCATTTTTTGCATCTGAAATTTTTCTAAGGCTTTTTCTTCTTCCAAAACGGTAATAATATGTAGGTTAAAATAATAGAATAATAAAGGAAATAATATATTTCATCTGTAAGGTAAATATACAAAAAATTTAATATCACAATTGAATAAATACAAGATAGATATATTTTAGAAATTCTAGTGTATAAAAAATGGAAAAATATAAAGTGAGTTCCACACGCACCAACTAAAAAAGTGTCAATAATATTTATCGATTCAAAATTATTTGCGTAAAAATCAGTTTTAACAAAAAATAATACACAAAATAACTCACACCAAATTAAAACAATTGGCATTAATAACATTATTTTGTGTATTAGTCTCATTTAAATTACGGTCTTGGGGGCTTTGGGGATATGATGCTTTGTACATCTTTCGGTTTAGTCAACTCCAATTTTTTACTAAAAGCAGTCCATAAAATACCAACCATTAAAATTACTTTCGTAACTTTTGGAGAAATACCTAACTCTGCTAATAATCCTGAATTGTCGGCCAATACTCCGTAAGCCGTGTCTAAAAATGCACTCAATGTAATGAGCCATGTAATTAATCTTGTTTTCATATTTATAAATTGTTTAAAATTACGTTATCTTTTGTAAAATATCCAAATAGCAATATTAAAATAACTATTAAAATCCATTTTACCCACTTCATTATTTTGGTTCAAATTCAACCCCATATATCGGGTCAATTTGTAAATTATACATTAATGCACAAAGTAATAAATAGTCGTCTAATTCACTACCTATTAACTCACTTGGATATGCTTTTAATAATAGTTCTTTTTGCGCGTCATACTCTTCATAAGATTTTGTATAAGATTTTATTTGAGCTTCACCGTGACGATTTTTATGTACTTGTGTACTTTCGTTTTCTGTTTTAGGTTCAAATATCAAACTGTCGATTGTCTCAAAAGTGTACTCTTTTCTTTCTGCGTCGCGATTAGTTTGTTTTATTTCAATTTGAATAAATTCCTCTAGTTTTCCCTCACGGTCATTTACTAGAATTGCCTTTGTTTTAGATATTACTTTCATATTGTTTTGTTTTATAAAGTTATTCCTATTCCGCTATTATAGATGAATTGAATTTCGGACAATGTTAATTTCATATTGTGGACTGACGCTTCATCAATTTGCCCATTAAAATTCTGAATTGAATTACTCGAACCTATACAAAAATTACTAGCTTGAGTGGATATAGTCATTGAAGTTGTTAATTTTAAAACCCCATCTACATATAAATAATTCAAAGACGTTCCGCTTTCAAACACAAATGCGATATGATGCCATAATCCATCGTTTAAGTTTACCCCGGTACTCTTAAATCCTGTAGCCCCCGCCCAGCTGTATATTCCAAAAACTCCGTCAACCAAAAACATGTTATAAGCATCTGTTTTCCCAAAAATAGAACGGTAAGAACTTCCTGCCCCGCTTGTTTTGATCCAACAAGATAAAGTGCCTTGAGATATTTGCAGATTTGCTGGATTTCCGATTATTGTTTTTGAAGTTGAGCCATCGTAAACAGCCGTGTTATTGACTTTCCCTAAAGCATGAGTTACCGCGGTATCTGTGCCATTATTTGAGCCATAACTATCAATAGAACTAGATTCCATTTTCCAATAAGAAATTAGTCCTGCTGTTGGATAGTTGTCGGTTACAGCCGTAGTAACATTAATTATATTACTTGTGCTTTTATTATAAAAAATATCAACTGGATTCAATTCAATGCTATACATAGTATTTGGTAAAAATCCAGTGATATACTGTCCGCTTGCCGTTATTTTCTGTCTATACTCACCATTTATGTAAGCATCATAATAGCTTATCGCATTTGTGCTCCCCGTTGGTGCCGTGAAATTTAATTGAATACTGCTTTTTGAAACTATCCCAGAAGACAAATCTGTTATAGGGTTTGGCGCAGTATAGTTAGTTACGTAAGCCACTGTCATTGAACGTTGAGCGTTATTAACTAAGTCTCCCTCAGCCCCGCCAGCGTTTATAGTTGCTAGTATTGGATTTGTATAAACTTTTATATCACCAAAATTAACATCAAAAACATTGTCATTTCCAACTGACGCGCCTAAAATTGTGGCTTTTGGGATATAATATACTTTTTCGGCTGCCGCATAAGACGCGCCTCTAAAAGCATTAGCCCCTATAATTAGACACTCTTTAAAGATAAATTCACGCGCATTATTTTCAAATTGGTAAGCCTCTATTTCTGTACATCCATTAAATTCAAATCTCTTCATCGCCGTTGTATACCTGAATGCTTGCGTCTTTAATTTAGTAACTAAATTATCTGAATCTATATAATAACTTATTGCTATATCATTAAGCCAACAACCTATTGGCATTTCATAAGTACCGGTAATTTTACATTTAATATCACTTCCTACAATTGTAAAATCAGATATATTTACAACTGAAATACCTAGCTTAGTAGCCAAACTCGATGCGCTTGTAATTGTTCCAGAAACTCCGCCAATATACGTGTTAAACGTTGGCGCGCTTATTGTTTTATACGCAAAATTTTGTCTTGCAAATAAATTATATTGAGCATTTCCAAAAATACCCCACAACAAAAATAAAATTATATATTTTCTCATAATGACCCTGCTGTTAAATATTCGTTTGAAACCCCTGTATTTACAATTGTATGGCTTAATTTTTCTGCCATTGTTGTTCCCGTATTGTTTATTAAAACTACTGAACCGCCTAACGCGTATGTCATTGTTACGCCTGTTTGAGTAGAAAAAGAACAGTTAAAACCACCCATTAATCCATTTGGCAAAGTTACGGTACATGATGCAGTTAATAAAATTATTGTTCCGTTGTCGGTATTTGATAGTGTTGTATTTGTTGATATTTTACGGACTGTTAATTTTGTCAATGCTACTGTTCCGCTATCGTCTGGAAATTCCACACTCCTATCGGCTGTTATGTTTGAAGCTAAAATGCTTAATTGGTCTTCAATTGCCCCACTCGATAATTTAAGAACTCCGTTGTCTACTGTTACGGCTTTATCGGTTAACACAGGGTCTGAATTTACTAATCCTGTAGTAAAATTTTTCAATCCTGCTATTGTTTGACCTCCTGTCAATTTAACCACATCTGCATCGTTTGCCGGCGTATATCCCAAAGCCGCTACGATATTACTATACGTCAAAGCAACACTACCATTACCAATAATATTTCCAAATTTATCAACTGGCACAAATTGAGCTGTACCGCCTGCAACTGCACTAGCTAAATTTGTCGTGCCTTGTTGAACAATTAAATAACAACGAAATACTGCATTATCAGCGATATTCTGTTCAGTTACGAAGGATTGCGTAGGTAAAGACATAACCGCATCGTTAAATGACGTATAAACAGTTTGCCCCGGTTGTATGCGTGCTATTCCTGACTGAAATAAATTGATTCTTTGAACAGTCCATCTACTACCAACCGGTACGGCTGTTGAAACCCCGCCAACATCGTATATATTAGGGTTAATATTTTGTGTGTCTGCTGTTTGAACTCCATTTTGAAATCTATACGCAAAAGTTAAAGCGGTTTGCGCTGGTATCGTTAATTTATGTGGGTTTAAATAGTCCGCAGAGTTTATACCCATTCCAAAAATATCCCCAGATGATTTATTTAGCATTAAATTTGCACCGTTTGGGCTATATATATTTCCGTTTTCATTTAAGAAACCAATCGCTTTCATAAAGTCGTGTAATTGATTACCTATTGCAACTATCGGGGCTTTAATCTCATTTGTGTTATTTATGGTAGTATGATTTGGGTGCACCACATTCCCAACTAAAGCCAATGTACGCCTTTGAGCGTCTGTAAAAGGTGATGCACTCGATACAAGCGTACCATTAATATCTAAAGCTACATACGTACTATTTGCGGTTAATAGATAAGCCGGGCTTAATCCCGTTGCACCCGCATAAGATATAATTTTAACAACTGGTTGAGTCAAGGTTGAAAAATCAGTAACCACGTAATAACCTGATGCGATATTAAACTTTGTCGGATCAACATTTATTGATAATTGTAACCCTTGTAAAAATCCAGTAGGTAAGTTTAGTTTTTTGTTTAGGGAGTCTTGTACTGGAATAGAAATAGGTATGTTATTTACCGATGCTTTGCCATAAGTGCCGTCTGCTCCTTGTGTTACTAACGTATTTGGATTTGTAACCGTTTGAGTTGCACTATTAATAATGCCATAAGGAAAGTCCTGTTCTTGTCCGGTGCTTACCTGCCCGTATCCCGCAATCGATAAAAGTAAAAATAAAAGTATTTTTTTCATTGGTGTAATTTTTAACAAATATACAAAAATTCCCTAACAAATTAATGATAGGGAATTTTTTTAGAGTTTCGTTCTTTTTACGGAATTACGATGCCATTCTTAATGACTCGTTATTCAATTTGATAACTTTTACGGTTATTTTTTTTAGTTCTCTTATTTACTCTTAATTTACAGTCAAAGCCAGTCGCCCCCGAATTAGTCATTTATATATCGGCTGACTAAACCAAACACGCTACACGGCACGTTTCGTGGAAGCGGGGAGAATCGAACTCCCGTCCTAGTAAAAATCATAAATCGTCAATGAACTAGTGCAAATATAAATAAAAAAAACCACAATAATTAAATTGTGGTTTTGAAATAATAAGCACCTCACGTTTTTTACTTGGTGGCTACTCCCAAACTTAAAATTTCTCCTATCAAACTAACCTCACTACTCAAAATATTAGGATTTTGTTTTAAATACTCAATCCCGTATTTCTTCGCTTGTAAATAATAATCATACAAAGCCGGAATGCGATGTTTGATAATTATATTTTGTGAAAACTTTGGCTTTGCTATAAATAAAGCCGTTTCTTTTATTGCTGTTTTAAAATCTTGTTCGGTCATATTATTTTGATTTTGCTAATTTTAAGAAACTTTGAAATAATGGAGATTGTTTATAAAATTCTATTTCAGATGAATCTCCCCAAACTGATAATAAATCATTAAGACTTAATTTAGGTTCAGTTAGTGTTTTGTCGATTATTTGAGCCCAAATTCCATCTTTAAAAATATACCCTCTTGAGTTAAATAATTTATTTTTACCATAAAAAATATCACTAGATATGCTGCCAAATTTTATAATATCTATTCCGTCAATATTTTTTTCTACAGATTTGAATAATACTCCATCTTTAAACCCTCTCTTCTTAGCCTCACAAATCAAAGCAGCTTCAACTTCTTGTGTGGTGGCTTCTTTATAATCGCAATCTATATGCATATCCATTCTGTGAATGTTATTATCATCATAATCACCTGTCATCTTAGAAATAGAAATGCATCTTTCATTCCCTTTATACATAATTAAAAACGAATCACTTGAATACCACTTCCCAACTTCCAACTCCTTTTTAAAAGCTTCTGGAAACCATTCTTTTACATATCGACTACCTTCATTATTATGAAGTTTTAAAACCTGCTCCTTAGTAATCTCATAAACGTCACAATCAATCCCGCACGCGTTTAAGAATATTTTAGCGTTGAATGTTTCGTGGATTTCTCTATTGTAGTCATTTTTATAAAAATCAAAAATATTTTTAATACACATATCTTTCCCGGAAAAATTATTTACTATATAATCATACCTATTAAAACTTGATAAATTTATTCCAATAAATCTATCTTTAATCGAATCCCAATCTTTTTGACTGCATTTCATTGCTACTGCTTTTTTCATAATTTCTCTTCTTTTTTTAATTCTTCAATTGTTCTTTGTTTTGCGTAATTGCGTACTTCTTTGATAATTTTTGGGTGACATTGTACGCTTATTTGAATTTTGCCGTTTTTTGATTTTTTCATAAGTTTAATCGTTTTTACTTATTCCGTTTTTGAATCCGTAATAACCTTTTTCAGTTCTTACTCCGTGACTAAAAACCTTAGTAACAGTTGCTTCTTTTGAACCTCCGTTATTACCTACTCTTGATTTTGATTCGTGATCGTACATTCCTTTGTTTTGAATTGTAACTTTGTCGCCTTTACTGTACTTTGCCATAATAATATATTTTTTAGTGTTATTAAAGCACAAACGTACGATTTATTTCGTACGAAAACAAAAAAAACACCCTAAATTTAAGAGTGTTTTGTTATTTGTATTTAGATTAATTAAAAATAGTAGTCTATTATGATACGTGCGCCTGTTGTAATTGCTTTTTTAAATGTGACTATCAAACCCGATTGTGTAAATGTATTTAAATCAGCTTCAAATCCGGTCATTTCTTTGTGTTGTGGTGCGTCATTTATCCATCCTCTTAATGCTGTTGCTCCAATAGGTATCGTATAATCTTGCCCTAATCCTGCATATCTAATACTATCAACACCCTGAACTAAATTTTGTAATGCTAAAAACACAGCATTTTCGCTTGGTGAATAATTTGTAATTCCTGCCGCGATTGTTTGACTAATCATTGCAGATGGTGGGTCGACTACAATTGGAATTTCAACGGCTAAAGCCCAAAAAGTTCCATTTCCTACAATTGCGTTTAATTCCTCTGTACAAACAATATCAGGATAACCTCCTGTTTGATGATAAGTTCCTTTTCCTGCTAAAAACCATTCGTTTGTAGTGGTATTTGGTAACGTTTGTTCGTCTATAACCGCAATAGGTAAAAAGGCTAAACTTCCAGTTGTTCCGATTACTCCGGCTATAAATGTGGCTAAATTATTAACCGTTCCGCGTCTCAAATTAGTTGATACTTCGTGCGGAATATTATCGGTTAAATTAAATGGAGCTTCGACTAATTGTTCAACACCTATGGTACTTATCAATAATGGGTCTATCATAATTTCATCATATATAATTGAACAATATAAGGCTGCATGTTATTAACCGCGCTTACAACTCCTTGTTTTCCTGCCGCGTTTTCATATAATTTAGTTCCCGCCGGCTCTAAATCCGAAGCGTTAACATAGACATGTGTTCCCCCGCTATTTTCAGAATCAGAAACAGGCAATACCACATCTATTAAAGGTATTTGATTTTTAGTTAAAACCTGTTCTTTAAAACCGCCAAAACCACCTATATTGCTTTGAACTGCTCCAAATCCAACTCCTACTAAACCATCTACATTTTCAGTGCCGTTTTGACCGTTACATATTGCGAAGCCTGCGCATATATTAATCCCTAACCCTGTAACATCAAAATTATCGTCAATATACGATTGTGTTACTGACATTCTTTTAACTTCAAATTGCAAGGCGCTAGTTTGTAAAGCTATAAATGCTATTAATTCCGAAATTGTAGCTTTCTTTAAAAATTGATCTGATGTTTCGAATGGGAATAAATCCGTTAAATGTAAACTATCAGGCGGCAATTCGTCAACTCTTACAGTTGTTATATCGTTTGGATTTATCATATTTGTTTAGTTCTAATAATTTGTGTTGCCGTTGGGTCTGTAACAATTACTTCTAACGGGTCACCGCTATTCAATACATCTGTTCCTTTAGTGGTTGTTAATGGAATACCAAATCCAACTAATGAACCGCTAAACGTTAAAAATTCGTCAATTGGTGAAGCTTCTGAAAGTTCAGAAATATACGCTTTTCCATAATCAATAACTGGAAAATTACCCTCTATTTTCCATTCTAATAATGTTCTTGAGCGTTTCAATTGTTTTAATTTATCGTAACTCGCAACGTTAAAATAACCGCCTGCAACACTTGTAACTACTTGTATTCCATTAAATGAAATATTGTAAGATTGCATATTTGGTCGTGATGTTGCCCACCCTGCGTTATCTCTAGTTGTTGTATCAATAAACTCACTTGTTTCGCTAAATGGATTATCTTGCAAACAAGCTATTGGCAAATAATTACCAAGTATTTTTATGTATAAAATGCGGTCTTGTCCTTTATAAAAATCCATACAACAAATATATTAAAAAATTATGAACGAATTGACGGTTTTACAGTATTTCCATAATCGTAAGTTAATAAATATTGTAAGTCCGCAACTTCACTTGTAAAAAACTGTTGTAGCTTGCCACGTGTAATATTTGAATCAGTGTCATAACTATGCTCTATAAACATAAATAATCCGCTAATATTGTTTATTTCAATTATAGATAAATATGGTACATATCCATAAATATCACCTGTAAACGTCTTAATTGGCTTTTGTTGAATACGCATATCATCTTCCGCGCTTATTCTTAATAAATACTTTTCTTCTAGTTTTCCTTTACGCGTCCAAAGTGTTGTAAGTGTTGTTTTGTCACTTTTATAAATCGCACCTTCGAAAATATCTCCTATTGAATCACCGTTATAAACTTCTTGATTTTCTTTTATTATTGAGCTTGGAGACACTGAACGCGTAACGGTATGAAACTCCCCTACTTTTCCATCGTAATTGAAATTGTTTATAAGCTGACATGATTGTACTTCTACTTTATGAGGACTAAATTCAGTTGTTGGTGAATAAATTGCAACAAAAATAGTTGTGTCATTTGGCACGGGTTCACATTTTAAAGTCCAAGCAAAAGAACCCTCTCCGGATGTTTCCACAAATGCAGCACCTAATCCAGTATCAACCCATTGACCCTCGTTGTTTGCATAATAACCGTCGCCTCTTTTTACTTCAAAAACAAACGCTCTTTTATAATCAAGATAGCCAAAAAGTGCAACTTTTAAATCTATTTGACTACCTGCTAAAATAGAAAATGTGGGAGATTGTAACATTTTCTTTGAAGTGGCTTCGGTTGCATTCATTAATAACCCCATTGTATCCGACAAATCATTTATAGCAAAGTCGTTGAAATCAATTCCTTTGCCCCAATAATCGAAAATTAATGCCGTGTCATGATGCAAATTAGGATTTAATAACATTCCTGATTTAAAACCATATTTATAATTTAAACGATATGCACTAATAGCGCCTTTTGTTTGTATTTGTTGACTACCTCCGCAATGATGTGGGTAATAGTTATCAATTTGCGAACCTATTTTTTTATACAGTCCTTTTATAAATGTTGTATTTAATGAATTATCAATAAAGGTAACGTTGTTTAAAAATTCATTTGGACGATAAACCCACCAATACCCATCTTGTTGAGTTATGCAAGCGGAAAATAAATTCAAAACAGAATTTAACACCTCTTCACATGTCATTGTAGTTCCACCTCCCGGCGTTTCAGAATCTATTTTAAAGAAACGATCTGAATTTACATAAGTATCTTTTAAAATATTTGTCCCTACGTAATCTAAATAATGAACGTCAACAAAAGTATTTATAGTCATTACTAATCCGGTACGCGCCAAACACGCCTGTATTACTTCAAACATTGATAGTTTTCCAGTGAAATTAGTTCCATTAGCTTTTACAAAAGCCAAATCTTTCAAACTACCAAGTCCGTCAATAAAATCTAAATTTACTATCCAAATATCAAGTACAAAAGATTGTGTTACTCCGTCAGGTTTTAAAAATCCTTGAAACACCGTTCCTGTACTATTCGTAACTTTTACAGTATAAGTTTTTTCGTCCGCATCTGAAAATTCCTCAAAGGTTAATAATGGATTAGCCTCCAACTGTAAATTTAATCCAGTGCCTCTTATGGTATCTAAAATATTATCTACACTACCCTTGTCAAATGAAATTTTCCCGAATATTTCAGTTGAAACACCCTCGAATCCAACTTCAAATATTTGAACTAAATAGCCCGTATAATTATTTTGTATAAAATATTTTTCCATTATCTTCCTCCTATTCTAAGATTACGTTCAGTTGTATTATTCAAGACTCCAATTAGAGAAGTTCCTGCTATTTCAAACACTACTGTTCCATTTGCGCCTCCACTCCATCCTGTTCCGTTTCCTGATGTTGTAGACGTGTTGTTTGCGCCTTGTCCTGTTGCTGTTGAAGTATTTCCATTTGCCCTATCGTTTGCACTTTTACCCATTGCAGCGCCTATGCCTTTTAAAGCAGTTCCTCCGGCTATTGCCAATAATCCTGCCCCAATTCCTGAAACTGTTCCAAATAATTTAACAACCGTACCAGCTAAAACCGCCGCTGTTCCTAATTTAATTAATTCGTCTCCTAAACTCGATAGTAAATTTCCTAATGATTGCATTAATGAGTTTCCAACGGCTTGTAATACATTTGCACCACTTGCCAAAGCTTCGCCAATTACAGTTCCTAAATTTCCAAAAGTAGAAACAAAACTATCCTCAATTATTGCATTTATGTTTTCATTAAACTGCAGCATCGCTTCCATTGCTCTAACAGATTCCGCCGAAATAATTGACGTAATCATTTTCATTGAAGTTGCTATTTTAGAAGTATCGATAATAGGAGTTAATTCTAATGGAGTAATAAAACTTTGTAATCCTGCAACTTGCGGAGTGTTAAAAGTTTGTGATGCTTTTTTACCCCCTCCTGTTTGTTGTTGCTCTAATTTTAAACTTGATGCCGTTAATTGATTTATTACATTTTGCCTTTGGTCAATTGCTTTTGTTCCTTTTAATATTTCTGACCTATATTCGCTTTCGGCAAATTTAGACGCTCTTATTTGTCCGTTTAAATTAGTTACGGCTATAAATTTTTGATTATCTGCATAAAGTTCGTCTTTTGTTGAATTACCAACTAATAAAGCTAAATCTTTTTCTAGTTTTAAAGTTTTGTCTTTTTGTTGAAGTAATTTAGCGTTTGCGGAATATATTTTCAATTGAATATCAGCACTAGCGCCAGCTAATTTTTCAGCAGTTGCCCTAGCTACTAAAGCTTTTGTAAGTTCATTTACAACTCCAGTTAGATTAGACGTCATTATCTGTTCTTTAGATAAATTTCCAAAATAACCCGGATATTGTTTTTGTAGATTTTCAACCGCTATTAATCTATCTTTATCTGACAAAGCTTTATTTTGGGATGCAGAAACCAAAGCTTTTAATCCAAAAACCTCGCCCGCAGTTGCTTTTACGCCTTCTTCACTAGCTTTTTTTATAGCGCCTCTAAATTCATCAAATTTACCTGTAACCTTGTCAATAATATCCCCAACCGATAAACCCGATTGAGCTAACAAAGTAAATCCGGTAGTTAACAAAGAAACACCTAATAAAATACCTCCACTACCCATTATAGACGATGCCATAGCTTTTAAAGCGCCTCCGGTAGTTCCTGTTTGATTTTTTAAATGCCCAAACGCCTCAACTGTTGCTGTGATATTATTTCCAATACCAATAATCCCATAAGGCGCATCTTGTGCAATTCGTGAAAATTGCATAAGAGCGTTCGAACCGTTTCCAGTTTGTTTGGCAAATTTACCTCCGACTGCGTCTCCAGTGTCTCTAACTGCTGTTTTTAAGCTATTTAATTGGCTTTTTGCATCTTTTATTTGAGCCGTAATTTCACGCGTATCTAAACCTAACTTTATCTTTTCAAGTTTAGCCTTTGAAAGTTCTTTAACATCAAATTCAACTTCTTTAATTTTCTTTTGGAAGTCGGTTATGTCTGCTCCAATTTGTACTTCTAACTTGTTGCCTGTTGCCATTTTTTAAACTCGTTTAAGAAACGTTCTTTATGTTCTTGTGATACGCCTTCATTTACTTTTTTGTCACTATTCAAAGGTAAGAATAATTCTTTACGCTTTACCATTTTTTTAGGGTCTTGATGTGGTGCAATATAACTTGTCCACATCATTTCGCGTAACATTTGCCATTTATATAAATCTTGCCTTTTATATGCAAAAAGCCTGATTTGAAATTCTGCCCACGTCATATCGTAAACGAAATCCAAATCAGGACATTTAAGTTCTCCTAGTGCAAATGATATTACATCTTCACTCCAGTTTATTTTTTCGTCACTTTTTTTTTAGTTTCTGGCTGTACAGGAACATCTTTCACTAATGAATTTACAAAAGCAGTATTAAAACTTTGTAGAACTTCAACGGTACTTTCGTCTATCCAATTTATAACGTCTTGCAGTACAAAATCAGGCTCTTTTCCTTCGCGTACGTAACCGTAAGAACACGAATGATACATCATTAATGGTATCCATTTAAATGGATTCGAAACTCTTAAACGGTCAAAATCTGACATATCAGTATTTGTTTCGTCTAATAGTCTACCTAAAAAGCCTAAACCAAAATAAAAGTCTCTATATTTTCCTCCGATAAATAAATTTATTTTTTTCATAATTATATTAATTCAGCTTTCCAATATCCAACCCCTAAATGAATAAATCTATATGAAATATTGGCAGCAATTGAAACATTAGTACTTTGACTTACAACTCCATTAGGGGATAAAACTGCTGTTCCTGATTGGTTTCCTCTAACCGCAAATGCATTAGCATTATTAGCAGCAAAAACCAAAACTTCTTTTCCTATAACGGTTGTTGCAGGTAAAACTACTTTGTCAGTAGCTCCGGTTGTATTTACTGTATTTAAGTCATAAATCAATTCAGGATATAAAGAAACGTCTGTGGCCTCAACGCTTCCTGCTGTTTTTACTGGCGATTGCTGGTCTATATAATCAATAATTGCTTTAATATTTGTACCAACGTCTGTTGGAGTAACGCTTGCTGGGGTCGTTTCGTTTGTAATTTGGCTATCAATTTGCGCCTTTAATGTTGTATTATCCATTTTGTATTTTTAAAGATTAAGCAAATTCACTGCTAAAAACATTATTGAAAACGCTAGTTCAGGCGTTTGGATCTACTAATACTATATCTCCGTCTCCGTCAATAGTTGCGCTAAATGTAGACACTTCATCACCGCTTCCAAAAGTTGCGCTTAAGTCAGTAATATATCCACTTCCATAGTATTTAACACTTGTAGCATCGTCTACATTAGTATCTAATTTCCATTCAACTAATGTTTTAGCTTGTTGGATTAAAAACAATGCGTCATGTGACTGTTTAGCCGTATCACCACCAACCGTTGTAGTATCGATATATTCACCTTCCGCATCAATTGTATAATCAAATGACCCCGGAGTTTTCTTTGTTACACCCGGGAAACATTTGGTATTTGATGTTATCATTGAAACAGTTGTGTTTAAACTGTTTGAAGTTAAACAAGCTACTGGCTTATAAGCAGCACCTGTATAAATGTAGATTATTCCTTTTTCGCCTTTGATGCTCATTTTGTTTTTATTTAAAGATTAATTTTATTTTATTTTTGGACGATAGAAGGGAATCGAACCCTCAATGATTTTATATATAATATAATCATACATCTTGACTGCATTAACCAATCTCTGCCACTATCGTCTTTTATTTTATGTAAATATACTATTTTTATTCTAATGTTAATACAACGCGTATAAAATTTCTGTAAACTGTTTGCGTTGATGTGCTTGAATCTAAATTACTAGGAAATTCGAAAGTACGATTTAAAACAGTATATCCGGTAACTTCTATATTTTCAATTAATGCTAAAATAGCAGTTTCCATGTCGTCATTAGCTAATCTACTACCAACATTACCAGCGCCATTATAAATACAAACCAAATCCAATAATGTAGCAACTTCCCAACGATACGCGCATTTATTTGCTTTATCAATGCCTTTGTCTTGTGTTGAAATAATAACGTATTTAGTCGGGTTTGTTTTTCCTGTCACTTGTGTATCAAAACAAGGATATGACGCGTTAACAAGGTCGTAAATTGATTTTCTAATATATTTATTTGGATTTACCATACTTGTTTAATACTTTTTGTAATTTTTCTAAATACTCTTTTCGACCTCTTAATAATGATGGATATAAATACGGTCTAGCTCTTAAATTTACTTCCTTTATGCCTTTACCTTTAAATAACCAAGCCTGTTCTTTTAATTCATTTGGAACTTGAACTAAACCACCTGTTCCAAATTCAACATAAGCCGCATAAGGAGCTACCGTTCCGCCTGCTTCAATTTTCCAATGTGTTTTATCTTGTTCGACTGATTTTATAGATTGCCCTAATTTTCCAAAATTTGCAGGTGCTTGTGATTTTGCATAACTCTCAATGTTTTTAGCAACTAAAGCAGTAACGCCTTCAATATCTTTTTCGGCTTCTTTACCGTATTTACGCAAGTTCGATATAACGGTATTAATCCCTTTGAGTTCCATATATTTCTACATCGATATTA